TAAAGCGACCTTTTATTTTATTCAAAACTTGATTTAATCGCAAATGGTCTTTTTTATTGAAATTACAATAATTACGATTGTAGTAGCGTTCAGACTTTACATAAGGCGGATCAATGTAAAATACAGCGCCAGAGCGGTCATATGTTTTTATAAGGTTTTCAAAATCTCTGTTTTCGATTATAACTGATTTTAGCCTTTCTTTGTATGTTGGTAACTCATCAATAATATTGCATATTGATTTTGTATCAGTAGCAAACGAGTTTCGATTGCTGCCGAAGCTGCATTTAATAAGATACAGGTAACGAGCCGCTCTCTGTAAATCAGAAAGTTTAATTTGATTTTCAATTTCATAACGATACTGATTAAATAATTCTCGTGATTGTAACCAATCTATTTCTACTTGCAATTCAGAGCAATTATATTTGATTTGCTTATACAAGTTGATTAAATCTCCGTCAACATCATTGAAAACTTCCATCTGACCCTTGACTTTTTCTTTGCCAAACAATACCCAACCTGCACCGCCACACACCTCGATGTAACGGCTACAGTCTGTCGGTATAAGTGATATTATTTGATTTTTTAGACGACTTTTTCCGCCTATCCAACCAATAAAACTTTTCATTGTTTTACCTCCGTAATAATTATTTTATGGGGCGTTATTACGGTGGTAACGCATTATTTATTCTGCCTCGGGTAAACCTGCAACACTTGTCAACAGCGAAAGAACTCCCGAAAGTGCACTTGCCGAGGCGACCGCAATCCAGTTCACATCGCTTAACACGGCAGATACACCGATAACCGAAATTGCTGTTTGAGCAACGGTTTTTACTGCTCTTACGCCTGCGCATCTTGCCCACGATTTCCAATTTGTAATTTTTTTCATATTAGTACCTCCTTATTTTTGCTCAAGGTCTGCAATTCTGTGATTTGCGACCTTGATTTCTTCGTCAACAACAGCCTCGTGCTGTTCAATTTTATAAACTCGTTCTATTACGCTGTTATGCTTGTCTACTTTTTTCTCAAGCTGTTCAATTCTGTACGCTGTTAGCTTACTGCTTGCAATTATGCCCAAAATTGAGCCTAAAGCACTACCGCCCAAGCCAATTAAAGCTACAATGATTTCTGTTGCCATTTTCTCACCGCCTCGTTAAGTCAAAGTAATCTGCAAGCCGTCAATTTTTGTGCCAATAACGCCTGCATAGCCGTCCTGTGAGCCGTCACACTCCGAGTTGTGCTGATATGGCAAGAATTTCTTTTCGCATTGCTTACGCACTCGATATGTAGCCTTGTAATCGCCTATACCGTCAAACTCAATCTGTATGGCATCAATAACTTTGCCTTTAATGCCTGCGTAGCCGTTAATATCATCCTTGATGTCATAGCCGTCTACCCAGTCGAGCCAATCACCGTTCAAGAGGTGAACACGGTAGCGGAGGTTACCCTCTGATACCTTGACAGCCACGCCTGAGATTGCCTGCTTTGCCCTGCCTGCGATATTCGACAGGCCCTTGACTTCGTCATACCACTGACCGTCTGCGTACACCCTGTAAGTCAATGTCGGCTTTTCAACTTTTGTATCAGACTTCCCACTGAAAATATCCTCGTTGTAAATTACATTAGTATCAATATTTCCGCCGTAACCGCTTACTCTGCCTGTTGAATGATTCTGCCAAATGTCGCAGTCAAGTTCTGCTTTATCGTTATACTGAGCAAGCCAAATACTGTATTTTCTCTTCAATTCATCATAATCAAGACAGTTGTTAAACCAATTCAGATTGGCATACACACCTGCTCTGTAGTTACTTTTCTTGATTGTTTCGCAAAATCGTTCTGCAATCGCTGTAAGTTTTGTTTTGCCGAGTTTAAACATTGAATAATCTTCCAAATCATAATAAATCGGCATATCAAAATATTTGTTTTCAATACACTCAAGGCAGGCCTTAGCTTCTTTTTCTGCATCATTGATACTGTCGGCATAACTATACCAATATGCACCGACTTTCAAGCCTGCTGATTTTGCATTTCTATAGTGACTTTCAAACATACTGTCCTTCTGACTTGATTCTCTGCCGTAGCCGGCTCTGATAATGACCGCTTTTATACCGTCGTTTTTCATTTTGTTGAAGTCGATATTCTGCTGAAATTCCGAAATATCAACACAAGTTACTTTTGTCATATTCATACCCCTTCATTTAGATTTTCAACAACTGTCCAGTCACATTTCGTCGCTGGAGCCGCATACAACTTTTTAACTTCAGATATGTTAATGCAGCGGTCAATAGTCAAGACGTTCGGCGTGTCAGAATATTTGCCTTTTAGCGTTCTTACTTGAATTTCAGTATTACCAAAATCACAGTTGCGAATAGTAATGCTTGCGCCTGTTTTAATTGGCAATCCGAAATCGCTATTGTCTGCATTATCGTGATTTTGATAACCAACAGTGCAATTTGTGGGGATAATTTTACAATTCTCAATTAATCCTACCTCACCAAAGCTATGTCCACAACCGAATACAGGAACAGTTGTTTTGTCTGTATAATCCGTGCAATCAGCACGACCGCCCCACTTAAATATGCAATTAGCGACTGTCCATTCTGTTGCATAGCCTGTACCGCCCGATTCGAGATGTAAAGCGTAACGGATATTTTTACAATCAAATGTAAAGCCTTTGATGTGAGTGTGTACATTTAAATCAAGATGGAACGGGCATTTCTTGATTATATCTTCTGACTTCAATGTAGACTTATCAAAGCCTGTTGCACCGTCCCATTTGATTATAGTTGCAGAGGGGTTATAGATATTCTCAGACTCATAATAAACATAGTCTTTAGTCATTATTCCTCTGTAACCTGCAAGTCCCACATCAGACATTCCTGCAAACTTGTCTTGCATATCGGTATATGTGCCTTGTGCAACGATGATTGTGTAGCGATTATGGTAGTTGTTGTCTGTTATACTATCATTAGCAGACAGAATAGAATTGAACTTCGTAACGCCAAAACCGTCAGCATTCTCGTTGTAATCATTTGAAACATACAAATAATGCATAGCGTAGTCGGGAGCTTGGTACAACTCAGGTTTAATATTAGACTTTATTAAGTCAGGGTTAGAATAAGCTGTACGCTTATTGTTCTGTTCAAGTTGAAGATTACAACTGTTGTCAACAAGTCTATTTGCAGCAACCGCGATTTTAATCGAATTTACGGTTGCATTTTCTGTCGCTGTATAAGTAGCAACTGCATTTTTAAAAGCACTGACTTCTGACAAGAGCCAAGATGAGCTGATTACCTTCTGACTATTCGCAGGATAAAATACACAGCCTGAGTTTTCAATATTTGAAAAGTTTTGCAAAGACAAGCAATACGCTTTGTTTTGTTCAAGGGTAACTGCACGCTTGAGTTTGAGATAAAAATTAACCGCAGATGTTGATGTGCCGCTTAGTGTTATTTTGTTGTTGCTGACTGAAATTGTAACGCCGTTTGCTGTCTGCTCAGTGTCCTCGAGCGATGTGAGATTAACGCTTGTGGCTATGTCAAGCATTGAATCTTTGCTGACCATCTGTTCTGCGATGTTGTCGATTGCAGAATCTACATCTTTTTTTGTAGCAAGTGTTGAGCCTGCTGGTTCATATTTTGACTTGCTATTAATTACAGACTTGTTTACAAAAACACTAAAATGCTGAGTTGTCAAGATTGTATCGTTCTCACTTAGCACAAGCTCGCACCGCATCATACCTGCAAGCTGTAGCATTGATTTCGCAAGAGTGATTTTAACCGCATTGTCTGCAACTATACAAGGCACATTTTCAGCAACAATAACATTATTAACAGTCGCATTAAATGCAGCGGTAACGCTTGAAGATAGCGCTACCGGTTGTGAATCAGCATATAGCTTACATTCAATGATGCGTGACTTGTCATCATTTTGAGCGACTACTATACTTTCGTAATTTCTGTCTTTGTATACATCAAGATTAAGTTTATATTTTACATTCATTTATTTTCACCTCATTTTACGAAATCAGATAGCTTAGTTTTGAACGAACCAAGCTCAAGCTGTTTATATCGTTCTCTAAGTGTATCATATGTAGTTTTGACTATTTTAGATTCCGCTGCGATACTGTCACTTAAGATTACCGTAACAGTATCGCAAAGATTAAACTGTTGCATATCGTCAAGGACCGCTTCTACATCAACTTTAATATTGCTCTTGATCTCACCAAGTTTATCTCCTCCTATGTAAGCCATTGCTGCTATTCTGCAAGTGTTTTTGACAAATTCGTATCCGTCACCTGTTGAAGAATTTACTGTGATTCCATCGACAAGCTTGTCGGGAACTGGATATACTTGTAATTTATTCGTTTTTGATTTTTGTTCAAAAACCTCATAAGGGTTAGCAATTATCTGTATGTCTTGCTTTGAAAATTCATCATAAACAGTAGCATAAGCACACACATGGCTTATTGTAGTTTCGCTCGACTGTGTTTTTTCATAGCTTGAGATGTTATCACCCCATTTAAGTCGATATGCTCTTTTTTTGCCTCTGCTTTTTAGAAATGAAACATTGAAGTTATTCCACTTGTATTCACCGTGAAACAAATCAAGTAAGCTGCCTTCTGCTCCGCCAAGAAAATCGCCGAGCGTGCAAACTTGAGTAAAGCCGAGCTTGATGTTTTTTCTGTCCGTTATATCTGACGAAAATACATAGTTGTTGTCAAAAAGAGCACTCAAATTTTCGTAAGCCTCCGCAGGTGAATAGAGTTGTGCTGATGTTTCGCCTGCGGCAAGAATGTTGTTATAGCAGTTATGTTTGATGTGCTTCGCTTTGATACTAAGAACATTGTTTTTTTCTACAACCTTATAGATTTCAAAAAACTGTGGTTCATCAGTTTGATTTGGTTTTGCGCAAATATAATTCTGAATAACTACACTGTTTGCACATTCAGAGTTTTTAACAACGCTTGCACTTAGTGTGTAATCTGCATTGCGTGACTCTTCGACTGTACATTCTGTGCAACCGATAAGCCTGCCGAGGTAGTGCATTGAGTTGAGCGATAATATTCTGCTTGTCGTTTCGTAGACTAAAGGTATCATAAGCGCCTCCAATTTGGCTCAAGTGTAAGCGAACCAATAACCTGATTGGCGATAATCTCATTCTCTCCTGCTTTAAATTGCTGTGGCAAGAGAGGTGAGATATAAGATTTAATGCCGTTTTTAACAGAGTAATACTGCATATTTTCACCGTCAAGGACTGTGTAATCTGCGTTAATTGAATTTTTTATAGATAGTGTTTCACCGTTTATCGTTAGCGTTGCAGAAGCACCCGTCCCCGTGAGCTTGTAAAACGGATTTGACGGCATTCTTTCAGGGTTGAGTAAATTTAACTTTTGACCGCTAACAAGGCTTATAGGCTCTGTCTGTGCATACCAATACGGCTTACGACTGAATTTAACGGTAGTTGTGAGATATGAAGGTAACTCACGCTGAATTGTGTCAAGGTTAGTCACTACAGCATAGCAATAATAGCCTTTGTTATATGTGTCCTTGTATGTTTGATAATTGTTAAATTCAGTCAGCCAGTCTATAATTTTATACGCAAGATATTGAGCCGTTGTGTGAGCAAGCAGCGGCATTAACGCTATTTGAAGTTCAAACTCAACATTCTTGTAGCGGCTATTGTCCTGCACTATATCACCGCTTCGTCCCGGAATTGATATAAGCTCAAAATCACGCTGGGCAACAGAGTGGAAAGGTGCATTAACTATACGACCGCCAAACTGACTAAGCCATTTGCCATTATAAAAAAAGTTGTGCATCAGCTAAACTCCTTCCTTTTGCTTGTGATTTCCGCTGCAAGTTGCTCTGATAGTCTTTCAGCTAAAATGTCAATATCAGAATCGCTGTTGACCGTTACACCTGATATATTTATGCTGTTGTAAATATTTATTATTTTCTGTTCATCTGTATTATTGCCCCTAAATGGATTTGAGCCGTCTTGCTTAGCTTTACGATATTGTTCAGCCTCTTGTGCTGTCAAAACCGCTTCACCTGCATCCAAATAAGCGAGGTACTTGTCGTTCGGTACATAGTCGATACCGGCACGGAAACGGGGGAGAGTGACCTCTGGAATGTGTGGAATTTCCCAGCCAATCCACTCAACTGCCCAGTTAATGCCGTCCAGCAAGCCATTGATTAGTCCTATTGCACCATTGATGATAAACTCAACTACCGTTGGGATAAGGTTAAAAATGCCCTTGAACATATCAACTATACCATTCCAGGCTTGCTCCCAGTTGCCTGAAAAAACACCTGTTATAAAGTCTATAAGTCCGCCGAATATATCCATTAGACTATTGAGTATGCCGCTCACGCCTTGTAGAGCTGCACCTAAAACATTGCTGAAAACATCTGCAAGAACCTCGATGACAGGAGTTAGGGCAGGTAAGATAGCGTTGAGTAGCATTGACAATAGCTCAAATAGCGGACTTAATGCGTCTGTCAACAAGTCAAAAACGGGTGCGAGAGCTTCAAAAACAGGTTGCAAAGTAGCACTAAGAATGTTTGCAATCTCACTAAAAACAGGGATAAGAGGCTGTAACAAGCTATTGAGCAACTCTGCAAGTTTGACTATGAGCGGTGCAATAGCTGTTGAAATGAGCGTTGCAAATGGTTCAAGAAGTTGCAGAATTAAGTCAATAAACGGCTGTACAAGCTGAAAAATAGTGTCTAACAACGGCATTAATGCGTTGAGAATTTCCATAAACGGGGGTAAAAGCTGTTCGATTACTTGCACAAGAACAGGCAGTAGTTTTTCTGCAAGTTGCACGATTATCGGTGCTATTGCTTTGAGTAAGCTGCTAATTACAGGCATAAGCTGTTTGAGCAACTCTATAATCGGTGGTATTAGTTGTTGCGCAAGTTCCATAAGCGTAGGCATTATTTCGCTGAACGCTTGTGAGAAAATAGGCGAGAGCTCATCAAAAAACGAAATAATTTGAGGCATATAGTCAATTACAGCTTGGCATACTTGCTGTAATATTGGCATTAATTCAGCACCTAAACGAGTAACCACTCCTGAAAGAGAACGTTTCATTTGGTCCATAGTGTCGGTCAAGGATACACCTGCGTCTATTGACTCATCAGAAAGCACAAGACCTAAATCATGAGCTTTCTGTTTCATTTCATCAATGCTGCCTGATGCACCATTTAAAAGTGGCATAAGTTCTGTACCTGATTTACCGAATAGTTCTGTCGCAAGTCTTGCCTTTTCTGTTTGATTTTCCATTCCCTGCAAAGCAGAAAAAGTTTCCCACATCACATCTTCCGAACTTCGCATATTGCCGTTAGCGTCTGTTACGCTAATGCCTAATTTGTTGAATTGTTCTATATTTGAAGATGTTCCGCTTGCGGCTCCGTCCATAGCAGATACAAGAGATTTCATTCCGCTTTGGAGTTTGTCGACCTCCATTCCCGATTGAGAACATATAAAGTCGAGTTCTTGATATGCCTCTCTTGATACTCCAATTTTCTGCGACATTTTATCTACATTGTCAGCCGTTGCTGCCGAAGATGTAGCAAGTGCCGTCAAACCGCTTGCCGCTGCTGTTGCTCCGCCAATAACTGCGGCGCCCCATTTGCCAACAGTTGAAATGCCTTCGGCAAAGGTACTGTGCGTGGACTTTGCTTTTTCTTCTGTTTTTGAGATAGATTTATTTGCCTCATCGTTATTAACGAAAATCGAGCCAAATAACTTAAAAATTTCAACTGCCACGCACTACACCTCCTGCCATTTGTAGCGATTGAGCATTTCTTCAACACGCTTTTCAATTTCGTCTGTATCGACTTCGTCCTGTGCAGTTGACTGCATTTTGCTGTCTATGCTGTCAACAAATTCTCTGTACGATAAATGCGTAATTTGACCAAGGCTTGTTAAAATAAAAGCCTTGTATTTCATTTCTTCGTTTTTCTCATTGATTTCATTTTCAATGATTTTGAGTATGTCAGCAAATGACAAATCTTGCAATGCTGTAAGATTGCCGCAGCAGTATTGCAAGATTAACTTATATGTGTTTATGTCAATGCTGAGAGCGAGGTAAAAAAACTTTGAATATCATTCTCTGCAATAATATGCTTGATGTCTGCAATTACCTCTGTAATGTCCATCAAACTTGCCTGTTCGGGGGTAATATCGCCTCTGATGTCAGCATAGAGTGAATAGAATTCGTTTTCCACTTCCTTGCTTGAGAGTGATGAAATCATAGTGACGATAAACTCAAGACCGACTTCCTGTGCATTTTTCTTGCCCTTAGTTTTAACATTCTTAGCGAACTCGAGAATTTCGCTCTTTAAATCTGCTGATTTAATGATTCGAGCAACCGCAAATGCATCTTTGATAGCCAACTTTCTCATATCTTATTCCTTCACTTCAACAGGTTCCCAAATGGTGAACGGCGGTTTGACATCCTCTGAGTCGTACGCTGTATCGTCATTGTGTCCGTAAAATTGCACATCAAATTTACCGTTGTCTTTATCCGCTACACCCATAGTAAGACCGCCCTCGTTCAGACCGTTGAAAATCTGAATAATGACTGGTTTTTCCTTGCCGAGCAGACAGCCAATCCATGTGATGTTCTTGCAGTAATCACTATCAAGCACATAGTTTCTGCCTTTAATGCCATGATAACCTGTGAGAGTTTCTGAGTCTACCTCGCTTGCGCCGAGAGCTTTTCTGATGTTGCCCTCTGTCACCTCTGCAACGGTAGCTTTGATATATGCTTCCCAACCGTCAATAAGAGTGTTGCCTTTAACTCTCGAATGCACACCGTCAAATTCAATGTTGCGGACAGTCGGTTTTGCAGAAAATTCACCGCCTTTGATAGTTACGCCAAGACATTTGCCTGCAGCTTTGGCAGTCGCATATGTATCTGTTTTTACATCATAGTTCTCAAAAAATACACCTGCGTCGAGCAGCATATTATCGAGTGTTTTGCTTGTAAAACCAGAGTAAGGCTTTACTTTTCTTACTTTTGTTGTGCCCATTATTTTTCATCCTTTCGTTTGTACTCTCTTAATTCGAGAGTAAACATTATTCTCTTAATAGACTTATCTGTTTCGTCTATGTACTGCCTATCGTCGCTTTTATAGAATTTGTAATAATTTTTTTCATGTTCGATGATAGCTAAGCCGATTTGCTCATTTATCTCATCTGCAATGCTGTCGATTTCGTCCGTTGTGTTTCTGTCATATAGATTACAAGTTACAATATACTTGCCGTATGGTTCGTCTGTATATATCTGCTTGACATCGTAAACCAAACGAGGGAAACCACTGTCTGCTTGTCTAAAGAAATAGAGAGGGACAAAGCCAAACAGCACTTCTTTTAACATTTTTTTAATGCTATTCACCTTGATAATCCCCCTCTTTGATTAAGCTCTCGGCTTCTTCTGTGCCGATACCGCTCAAGTATTGTGATTCAATTTTAATTATGTCAGAGATATTGTCTTCCGCTGCGTTGCTAAGTGCTCCGATTTTGGGAGATTTACTTGTACCAATTTCTTGGTACAAGCCGTAAAATCCGCCCGGCTTAAATCCGACTTGCAAATCGGGTACTTTCTGTTTGCTTAGCACCCAATATTGCGTATTTTTCGCTAATCGTCCCGTCCTGCGCTTTATTTTCTGCTTTGTCCGTTTACATACCAACTTGCCGACATCACGCAGAGCGGCTCTCTCAAGCTCTTTGAGTGTGTATTGCAGACGCTCAACATTGCTTACGAATTCGACACCGTTTTTCGTTATCTTAACCGCCTTAGGTAGTGACATTATTTTCACCTACTACATCTGTAAGATACAGTTCCACTCTTTCAGAGTTCTTAATCTGAAAAGCTCTGTATATCTTGAATTTCTTGCCTTCAAGATAACAGAATTCTTCGTTGTTGTACTCAAATGCATTAATTACTACAACACACTCGGGTTTTAATCCATTGGCTTGAGCTTGGAAAAATTCAGATTGACGCACGAATTTCTGAATAGCATATACAGAGCGTTTTTTCTCTGCATATATAATCTCGTTGAGGTCATTAACAGACTGTTCGACTTTTTCAACAAGTTCAATAATCGTGTCACTATTCATAGTTCTGCACTCCTCTTGCTGCCATCGCATTTCTTAATTTTTCGTACTGAACTGACCAGTCACTATCTGCTACAGTCGAAAAATAAGCTCTGCAATAGAACTTTACCGCTTGATTGACAAGGACGGAGTTTTCGTGCTCGATGTCAACTCCTGCCCCTTGCATGTCAAGCAAACAAGCGTCAATCTCGGCTGAAATCTCATCATCAAACATTGTTGTTGTAATTCTAAGGGCCTTTTTCACCTCTTGAATTAGATTACTTTCAGCCATAGCTTTTCACTCCTTATGCGCTTTTCTTGATGAGCTTTACGAGGCTGTGCTTGTCCACAACCTTGCCGTCTGCAAGCATTACTGCTTTAATAACAGTGTTGTCCGTTTCGTCTTCTTCGTATTTCTTGACGCTTAAGCCCATTACCTCGTTGAAGATGTAATCGTTAAGATTGAACATCATTGCAAAGGTTGTGTCAACTGAAACTGTATCTGCATATGAATCCATATAGCCATCAGTTGGGATAACAGTACGACCGAAGAGCGAAAGCGACGGCTTACCATTAAGGCCTTCTGACATACGAGCAACAGGCTGCCCGTTGCTGTCTGTGATGCCCATAAATGAGAAGAATGACTTTTTTGTCATAAGCCACACAGCGTCATCATATGCGGCAGGAAGAGCCGCCTCGGCAGTGCAAAGTGTTGAATAAGTAAGTTTACCTGTCTTTGCTATTTCAATAGTCTGACCTGCGGGAGGCGTGCAGGTGAGAATACCTGTCGGAGAGCCTGTGCCGGATCCTTTAATAATCGCCATTTCGACAGCTTTTACAATAGCGCTTTTAATTTGTTCAATAAACTGCGATTCGAAAATATCAAGTGCAGTTTTTGTCATAAAGAGTGAAAATGCTACCTTGCACTCGAGCTTATAGCCGGCAAACACAACCTTGTCAGTTGTAACCTTCTGCTGGTCAGAGCCCTTTTCTTCATCAACCCAGCTCGCTGTCGGTCTGATGTTCTGTGTAGGAACAAGGAGTGCAGTCGGGTAAGCTGTCTTAAATACTCTTGCATAAATCTCGCCGACTTTTTCAAGTTCAACAATCAAACGCTGATACATTGTAGTCGGTACGATTGCCGCCGCAGTACCTGATGTTGTCTGTGCCGCTGTGTTAGCAAACTTCTGCGGTACAGGCACGCCGTGCTGAATATAATTTGCAAATGCCTTTCTGTATTCAAGTGTTGAGTACATATCTGTTACCTGTTCGCCCCCATCTGTGAGATCAATTTTTGTTTTGTGATTTTCAAATGGTGCAGGCATTTTAATTCCCTCCTCTGCGCTTTTGTTTGCCTCGTTTACAGCAAAGTTTTCAAAGTCACTATCGAGCTTGTCAATCTGCTGTGTAATTTCTTTTGCCTCTGCGAGTTTATTCTCTGCAATGAGCTTTTTCGCTTTGTCGTAAAGAGCATTTCTCTTGTCGAGATATTCCTTTTTGTTCATTTGTTTTCTACTTCCTTTCGTTTAAGTAAATCAATTTTTGCTGTAAGCTGCGCTTTTTCGTTTCTCATCTGTTTGACAATTGTGTCAGGGATAAGACCGTTAAGACTTGCTGCAAGTTTAACTTCTTTTGACCTGTTTGAATATTCAGCAACCTTGTCAATAAAACCTTTTTCGACTGCTTCGTCAGCAGTAAGCCAAGTTTCATCGTCCATAAGTCCGATAAGTTCGTCTTCTGTCATACCTGTTTTACGCCTGTACGCTGTCGCAACGGCTTTGCTCGCTTTGAGCAATACGCCTGATTCGTGTGCCATATCGTTGTAGTCGCCTGCGGCATAACTTGACACATTATGTATCATTAGCATACCCGTAGGTACGATTTCAGAGCTACAAGCACAAGCAATATACGAAGCAGCCGAGGCGGCAAAAATGACCTTGATTGTAGCCTTGCTTTCGGCGAGCATATCGTAAATTTCAGAGGCGGCAAAGATGTCACCTCCTGACGAATTGATAACGACTTGCACATTATAATCATCCGTCGCATCTTCAAGCTGTGAACGCACATCGGCAGGGCAGCAGTAATCTATTCCAAACCAATCGTAAATCCACTTATCATCATTTGTGATGATAGGGCCTTTAATGTCAATTGTTTTCGGCATCGTTTTCACCTCCTTCATCGACCGCAACTGTATCTAATCTTCTGAGCGGAGTGTCTCCGCCCGGAACAGGAGCAAGACCCAGTGATTCTCGCCATTCGTTTGGGAGCATTGCTCCACGGTCAACCATTCCAGCGAAATTTAGTTTAGTCTTAAGACTCGCAGATTGTAGATTGAACGAACCGACTGCGATATAATTTCCACAACCTCGCTGACGGCGAGTGAATAGTTTCCGTGTCAGCTCGTTTTTAAGCTGAATGATTTTAGGCGATATCACCGCATCAAAATAAGCATTTTCTTCATCTTCGTTCGCTGTTGATGTGATAATTTTCACATTAGTGTTAAAAAGCTCAAGGATTCTGTTTTTCGTTCTATCCATTTGCAAAGCATTCGGGACATAGTCGTTCGGGGTTATCTGATTTGCGTCAACCTTTGCGTCAACTGCCGCAACACCCACGGAGCTGTTACTGATGTTAAGATAGTTATCAGCAAACGCTTTTGCGTTTTTCTTCAAATCCTCGGGCCGCAAAGACGATGTGTATTTCAGTAACCATTTAATTACGCTTGAATTTCGGATAGCGCTGATGATGCCGCTGTCGGTTGTTTCAACGATTTCGAGCAAAGGAGCAAGAGCCTTAAATTTACCGCTGCCGAATATGTCGTTTTCAGCAAAATCATCACGTAAATGTATGACATCTTCGGAGGCAAAGCGGTAGGTCTTGCCGTTTGCAAGGATAAATTCATACACAAGGTTGCTATTCGTATCATACAAATCCGTAGCTGATTTAGCTGGTATAAAATACAATTCCGCAGGCAAGCCGTTTGTGTCTCTAATGATGAGCCAAAAAGCATTACCCGATAAGGATAACTGTGTGCTTGTCCTATATAGGAGCATATCCATTGTTGTGTACGGGTTTGGTTCTTCAAGCAAAAATTTGACATAAGGCTCGGGATTGATTAAGAGGTCTTTCCTGCCGTCAACGATTGTTTCCCTTATGTGCTTAATTGATAATTTTGAAAATCTAAGAGCCTGTGCATTAACGCAAGCTCGGACGGTGTCGGAATCATATGCTCTGTTGCCCCACAAGAAGAAATTTGAATTATTCTGTGTAACAAGTTCAACCCTTGAAAAATTCTTTGTCTTTCTGACATTGCGAACAGAATTTAAAAAGTTCTTAAATTTTCCCATTCTCTCACCTCCTAAACAATGCTCAAATATTCGTCTTCATATTCAAAATATATCGTGTAAGCGTCAAGCAATGCCGCAGTACCGTCAATTCGTCTTGTTGACTTCGAGGTTTTAATTGGCTGTATATTACCGTTTCTGTCCTCATCAATTGCAGTATTTGCGAGACACCATTTATCAATTGGATTGTTATTGTAGATTATTCTTTTTTTCACAAGGTCGGCTTTGAGAGCTTTCATCGGAGCGGACAGCGTTTTCTTACCTTGGTGTACAGCTTCCATAACGGTAGGACCGAAAGCGTCAATCATCTGATTAACCCACATCTGAGCTGACCAAGCGTCATAGCCCTCTTTCCACAAGTAAATGTCGTATTCGTCTTGTAGCTCTTGATACCATGCCGTAACAACACTTGCGTCAATCTTGTTTCCGGGGCAGGTACGCATAAAGCCCTGTTCTATCCACTTGTCATACGGGATCTTATCCTCGGTTACTTTTTTCTCCACAAGGTCTGCCGGTATCCAGTACATTGACAATATAAAAATATTTTCATTGTCAGGCACTCGAAACAACATCTTGGCCGCTGTAAGGTCGGTCGTGCTTGATAAATCTGCTCCGCCTATGCCATAGGTTGGGCGGAGTTCCTTAACATCAAATTTTGTTTCGTTGTTAAGCTCCTCGAAATTGAGCCACGATTCGGTTGATGTTTCGGCTATGTTAAACTCCTTACATACAAGATTTCGTACAAGTGACGGATTCGCCTGCGCTTTCTTGACCTTGCTTGCAAGGGCATTTCGATTTTTAATCGTGCCAAGTCCGGGGTTAGCCTTTTCCCAGCAATCGGGATTTTCCCATTCTTCACGCTTGTCAAGCTCGTAGATGATGTAAAGGCTGTGTTCGTCTTTGTAGCCTACCTCGTCAAACAAGCCGTTCGTGGTGCGGACAGCATCGTCATAGATTTCATCGTAGATGTCCTCACGAATTTTGCCTGCAGTTGTTGTAACAAGGATAATCGGTTGGTCTCGCCCGATGGTACCGTCTGCCATAATGTCGTAGAGTTGTCTGCCGTTTTTCCATTGGTGCAACTCATCCATTAAACAACAATGCACATTCAGACCGTCAAGCGTGTCCGAATCAGAGGCAAGCGGCTTAAACACTCCGCAATTGTAATCTTCTGAACTCAATTCATTCAGCAGTGGTTTAATTCGCTTCAATAAAGTTTCACTCTTGCGAACCATTCGTTTTGCTTCCTGCCAAATGATTTTAGCTTGGTCACGCTTTGTGGCGACTGCATACACTTCGGGACCGGGTTCGCCGTCACCGATAAGCATATACAAGCCAATCGCAGAGGCAAGCAAAGACTTACCGTTCTTTTTTCCGATAATTAACACAGATAGGTTGTACTGCCTGATACCGTCATCGTCCACGAAGCCAAAAGTTGCCGCAAGCCACGCTTTTTCCCACAGCTCAAGCTTTACAAGCTGACCGCCCATCTTACCTTTACTGTGTCGACAGTAATTTTCGATAAATTCAATGATGTGATTTCCTCGCTTAGCTTCGTAATGATAGCCGTCCGTCGGATTAATCACCTTATCACTTAAATGTTTATACCACTTGCGTATCTTGTCGCAAACAGTAACCTTGCCGTTCTTTATCTGTTCGTAATATTCAAGTATCGGATTATAGTTTAATGGATAGCGTTTCAAAGCTTGTCACGCCCTTCAACGAAATCGTCAAAGCCGTCTGTTGTCGCAGTCTTTGCCTCGGTCACTTTCGGAAGCATATCGTTGAGCTGTTTAATGTATTTGAGATAGTTGCCGAGCATTGTGTTATACAAATCTGCCTCAGGTCTTTTGCGTGAGTACGGCTCTTGTGTTTCAGACTGTGAGAATAATTCAGTTAAGCCATAAATTGCAATGTCCTGTTGCAGTTCTTTCAGCCTGATTCGAGTGAAAGCCGCATTTTCAATCAAGCCAACGGCGAGGTCTTTTCTTTTAACCTCTATGTCCTTGTAGATTTCCATTAATCGCTTTATCTCTCGCTTAATTGCTCTTTGTTCCTTCTGTTCGTCAGTCATTTTACAAGTCACCGTCCTTTCACACAAGTTTTTTTTAGGGGAGGGGGGTCATACACGAGGTACGCAAAATTTCGACCTGCCCCCCTCGGTCCTGTGATTGTTCTAATACGAATTTTTTTAGGGGGGAGTCGGAAAAATTTGACCGCTCTCATCAAAAAAATATTTTTTCGGTTCTTTGTTTCCGACTCCGTGTCCTGGCAAATTGTCGTGACAATCTTTACAGACGAACATTAGATTGTTAAAGTTAAGACTCACACTTGCATCGTTTATGTTGCTCGCATTGAGCATAATCTTGTGATGAACAATATAGCCAAGCCGCTTATGACATATCTGACACAAACCACCGTCGATGAGTGTTCGTTCATCAATGAAGCTTCGTCTGCAATCTAACCACTTTTTCGATTTATAAAATGCTTTTGCAAAATCTTTAGCCATGTTTTCTCCAAAAAATAAGCCGCTGCATTAACAGCGACTTGATTAACTTTGTATTTTCTGAGCTTTGCTCAATTATATTCTAACACACCCTTAAGCGAACAAACGAACAACTTTCACCACTCATAGCGATTGCACATCATACGCACTCCGTCCTCTGTATTCCCTCCGCCCATAATGAACGCTATTTCTTTCCAAGAACGCTTATCACGCAAATGCAAAATTAAGCAGCTGCCCTCTGTTGTTTCAGCTGGTATACTACATATTGCAACAGCTCTTCTCGTTTCTGTGTTGTGTAATTCGTTTCGAAGGTCAGCTATTTGGGGCACTATCTTGTCAATGCTCCCTGACGCACTTGCTCCGTTTGCAGCAGTAATGTTTGAGGTAATGTGCGTTACCTCTGCTTCAAGAGTGGCTATCCTGACTCTGTAATTACAGATATTGTCACTCATTTCTCTGATTTGTTTTAGATTCATTGTTTGTCAGCCTCCTTGTTGCAGTCAATTGCATAAATACAAAATGATAGCTTGCTCCAGTGAAGTCGTTAATCCACATTTCGTCACGCACAAGATAATAGCCTTGTGGAATTTGCAAAGCCTCGCCTTTTTCAAGTTTTTTGAATTCACGCTTTTTGCCCTCTGTTACCGTAACTGTAGGTTTTGTAAGATTGCGAGAAGTCTTGAGCCTTTTAGTGCCTGTTACATCTTTGCGTATGTATTTTGCAAGGTCAGCAAAACTGCCGTCTTCGTACAATGGAGTAAGATTAATTCCGTTGCTCCACTGCCACATCTTCATGGCTATGTCTTTTACACAATCCTCAATGATTATGTGCAAGTGCCAGTTGCTACCACGCTTGCCACACTCGCAGAAACCGATGTACTTAAACTGCAAGCCTTGTTTTTTTGCGTGATACTTAATGCGTTTAAAAAAATTGCTTACAGTCTTTTCAAATTCTTCTTCAGTGAAATTTTGATACGGCGCTGAAAATCTTACCCACCAATCGCCCTGCTTGAAGTTTGCAAGAATTAATCTCTGTGTATGCTGTTCACCTCTTATGCGATTAGCCAGTGCCATTTTTCCCGAGGTGATAGCTCTGTTGATACTGCGTGATAAATTTTTCTTATTACGCTTTCTCAAACTTTGATAGTATTTAATTTCAAGCATTGGTCCTGATTGGATCTCACATTTGTATGTAAACATATTTAAACTTCCTATTATATATGTAAAAACAGTTTTCGTCACTTAATTAATTACTTAAGCAGGATATGCAGGGGCATTTCAGCCCCTGCGATTTTTGAGTTTATCCTTATCCGTTGCAAGTTTATTATTGTGTTCATGTATTGCCAATAGCTTTTATCCTGCTTTTCTATACATACATCTTATAGCTGACATCTGCTTGTCAGTCAAATTTACAATATCTTGTCTGTCAAAACCAACAAACATTATTGTACCTTTAAACACTTCGCCTGTATCCTTATTAATAATGTTGTCCTTGCCATGTTCGGAATAAATCATCTTAATTCTGCCTTTAAGCAAGTCCTTGTTTTTGAGTTTCTCACTCCTCAAAAAATTTTCAATCTCAACCTTGCTAATCATCTTGCATAAACCTCTTAACTGATCATCGTTCGGCTCTGCATAATGTAATACCAAAACCTTATCTTCTGCCATTATTACTTTATCCTTTCTGTATCCGTATTTTTCGTAGCAGTTACACACAACATTTCTGCTTCTTGCTGTACAGCGTGTAAAGTGTCTGCAATTCTCACAGCTTTTCATCTTCACTGTCCGCCTTTAGCTTTATGTACTTAAGCAGTACAGCCGAGGCCTCCTCCCATCCGTAACACACGAGCGCCAAATTGCCCTGCTCTCTTAGTCTCTTAATCCATTTCCGCTGCTTTTCAGTCGCTTTGTTGTTGCCCACCTTGAGTTCAATGTAAAGTGCGTGATATTTACCCCTCGATACAGGCAGGCACAAATCAGGCACACCGGCTCTCACACCTTGCCTTTTAAGGTTAAATGCCTCTTTCTGATTTCTCTTGCCGCCATTTGGTACATGAAACAGCAAGTCAAGCTGTGGATAAGTGTTCCTTGCATATGCAACCCAGTTGAATAGCTTGATCTGCTCATACGCCTCATTTGTCATTACTTTCACTCCTCCAAAAGTTCGGGATTATCATGGATGTTGCCGATAACTTCAATATCTTTTGAATAATAGTGTCTGCCTAATCCCTCATAGATTGAATCATACACAATTCCAAATTCGGTTTCATCTGCGTCATATATAACAGCTCCATAGCCGCCATTATCAGGGCGTTTCGAGAAATCAACAATATCTCCTTCAAAAATCTTTGTGCCATTCTTGTCAGTCATTCCTGTGTACTGTCCAATGGTTTTGAGGATAATCGGGTAAGCTGTATTTTCATCATTAGGTTGTATAATGTGATACTGCCCCCATATTATTATCAATAAACCTTCGACCCACGCATCATTATCTACTCTCTTGCCTCTAAATAATATTTCTCTCATTTTTCTTTCCTCCTCTTTTACCGCTGCCCCACACTTCAGACATAATCTTGCCCTCACGCACCAAAGCGCTGTACTCGCCATAGCTGTAATGCGTGTTGTGCAGCTTATTGTATCTGCTTATCTCTATACATTTCTTGTCCAGTCTGTCTAAAACTTTTTTCATACCATACCTCTTACCAATCATTTTCTCCGTCTATTGTTAGCTGCCCTGGCAGAACATTGTCCTCCATCCACCAGTGATACACATCTATTCCTGATTGC